TTTCGTAACAGCCCGCGCGTTTGCTGTTATATTGAAAACTGTTGGGTCAAAAAGTTTCTCGCCAAATGTCGGACTACCTGGATCAGTATCAATTGGGGCATTAGATGTTTTGATTCTGCGCAGCTTATTTCTAGCTGCTACATATACCCAATCGTCATCGGCAGCAATAGCTTCTCCCTTCCTAAAAATATCACCAGGAAGCCGAGCGTATGAGTTGAATAGTTCAACATCAAAACCAAGATTCAGTTCATCACCAGTTTTTGAGAATGTCACACTATCTGAGCTAAATTTGACGTCATCAGCTGACCATCTGACATCATTTGCCCGACGGCCGTAATAGATGTTTTCATATCCAAGAAGATATGTAGTAGTGCTAGTTTGATATGTTACCGTTCTACTAACTGGGTTGCCGACACGTCCATTGAAAGCTTTGTAATATTTCCAGTTTTGCCCTTTGTCATTCGACACTTTGGCCATTGGCTGAAAACGCTCAAACAGATACAACACGTCGTCAATTTCAGCTAACATTGTTCTATTTTTGTCAACACACACTGGCTCAATATAGCCTTGTATTTCGTGATAGTTTTCATTTGAAACTATTTTGTCATAAAGATTCGTCGCATCAGTAAACTGATTGCTGAAAACGAAATCTTCGCTCATCAACGAAGCCATAATTACATCGGTATTGAAATTGACGTAATTTTCGTTGTTTTTAGAGAACTTTTCTCTCACGAAGGAAGCAGCAGGTGTGAATTCTTTCATGGCAGAAATGTAGTAGGCATTTTCCGAAAAGGTTTGAAACTCCTCAGTTTCTACCCAATCAGACATCTCAAATCCTTTTCCAGAAACGCGAACTCGCATTTTGTAATAAGTGTCTGCTTGTATAGATGTGTCTTCAAACCATTCTTCGACCGATGTTACACCTAATTGACCCCAACCGGTTCCAGACCCTGCTCTAGTCTGAAGAAGTTCGACAATATAGTAAAAATTTGAACCTACATCGTCCCAAGTCAAATATACTTGATTTGCCGATAAAATTTTGATTTTAAGGCTCGTTACGGCCGGTGCTTTTATGATCATAAAATCTCCAAAGGGCCGTTAGGCCCTTATTGTGAAATTGCTTCAAGAGTAATAGCAGTGTACTGTTGACGTAAATCATTCTCAAATACGATAAGAGTTCCATCTTTCGCAAAGATAGTGTCATCAACTGGTAACGCTTCTATTTCTATATATGCTCCAGCAAATGATTCTGCCGGTACAGGTAAAATACCAAGGTCAAAGTTTATAACGTTAAGAGCATAGTCAACTGTTCCTACCTCGTAATACTTGTTTCTTCCATCCACTGTTGTCTTTGTGAAATCATTACCAGAGTACTCTGATGCAGGAATATCGCCATCAGCAAATGGCCCAATCAGAATTTTATCAGTCTGTGATGTAGAAACGTAATTAACTTCATACGTCACGTTATTCTTTGTGAAGTTGATTGTAGAACTATTGATTGACCCCTTAGAAATAGCATTCTGGAAAGATATTCCAGCCATCGGAGTTTTGAAGAAATTATCCGCTTCCCTGACAAGAGATATTTCAGCAGAAGAGCCGATAATAGAATCATCCGACGAATCTACACGTGTTAACATCTTTGATTTAGAGAAGTTTTTGTTGAAAATTTCAACTTCATCAGTGTAATAACGGTCAATAGAATCAATTATTTGACCACGAAGCCATTCTTCAGAGTTATACAATTCTGAAAGGTTATATGTCACTTTGATTTTTGACTTGATGTACATATAATTTGGGTCTATTGCTGCAGGGGTAATAGGCGCGAGATTATATTGTGACAAATAATTTTCAATGTCTTCTTTTTGAACAGTTGTTAATCTAAGCCCTTGTTTTGGCTTAATAGCGATGAACGCATATCCTCTTTTCTCACTGTCAGTGAAGCACTGGACGGCTTGAACAATTGAACCGAACTTGTGAGAGACAAATGACTCGTAATCGGTTGCAGTGACACATCTGCGCTGAGATTCTCTCATAACCGGGGCAAGTTCGCGGATTCTTTCGATGTCTTCGGGATCGCCACCACCCTGAGTACCCACATAATCGGCGTCATCAGTCGGATTCTCAATCAGATCAGTTATGACGATATTTTGAAGAGTATCAGTGTATGCGAAATCTCTTGACCCATTTGCTGGCTCACCACGAGTGCTCAAATATTCGATCACAATTGTTGATCCAATATTCGGTTTTAGCCCGCCAATGTAATTTGCTACAAGAGCCCCGCCAGCGATTTCGGTGCTAGCTTCACCTTCGCCAAAGAATATCTCAGTCGTCTGGTCAACGGTCTCACGCATATAAAATACGTTAGAAGCACCCGAAATATCAACCATTGAATTATTGGTCCAATCGACCCATGGTGAACCATCTACCCATACACGAACTTTAGATCTGTCGATATTGGGGTCACGAATCAAAATTTGACTAATTCCATCAAATTTCAGCTCAGTTCGAACTATTCGTCCTTGATACACGTTTACAAGGGATTCGTAAGTATTATTCTGACCACGAATTATTGTAACATCATCAAGAGTAACAAATGGGTAGTTATCAGTACGTTCCACCGTGCCAACGAATTTAGTTCCTCTCGGAATACGAATGCTGGTAGGATTCAACGGGTTTGTCGCTTTGAGCAGCAGAGTCGTACTAGAAGCAGTACGAGAATCTGGCATATATCCCATGTCCTGAGCATGTTGAACAACTGAACTTCTCAATACAGCGGTTCGGATAAAACTCTCGAATAATGCTGAATTTGAAAATTGCTGAATATAGAGTGTGCAATATGCCAGCAAATCGGTTAAAACGTTTAATCTTGAACCAGTAAAGTCATAATCTTTAAATTCATCCTGGTTACCTAACCAGTCAATCAAGTCGCTTTTGATTTCGTCAAAGGTAGCGCCTTTAAAAATATCTGGGATATTTGTTTTCAATTTCATCGTATAAACACCTTACTAGATGATTGTGCAATTGTGTCTCCGCAAGATATTGGATCACCAATTGATACTGCGGGTTTTCCACCAACAAAAACCTTCGCCGTAGTGGGAATAACATAGCCGTCATGAATATCATAAGGCTCAACAGTGTTTCGATGAGGTATTATTCTGTCGCCTTCAACGACGACCTTTATACCGTCAACAAAAACTTTTCCCTGCGTGGCTTGTATTTGTGTAGGAGGATATGTGTCATGGCCAGTCGTCCAAGCCATATCGTATGTCAATCCAGGCATAAAAGGCCCTCCTATGTGATTCTATTTAAGAGCTCCCGGGAGGCATTAAATAAAATAAACAGGAGTGTAACTATATGATTTTTTCATTTTTTGACCCAATAGATTATCAGGGTAAATCTACTACTGATATTTTTAAGAATTACAGAGCGTATTTTAATCGTGTTATCGTAAAATACAAGCCTGAAGTGTATTGGATAAATGGTTCAACAAGACCTGAAATGTTGGCACATGAGCTTTATGGCAATCAACAGCTGTATTGGGTTTTGCTAATGCTAAATGATGTATATGACCCATTTTACGGATGGATAACAACACAAGATGCTGCATATGATTATGCGCAACAACAATATCCAGAAAATAAAGTCGTATATCATGTTGATGCCAACGGCGAAAAGTATTGGAATTTGGTAGAAGACCCGGATTTCCCGAGACATTGGTATGATGCTGGAGATACATCCAGATCACATATTCAATACGTCGGAGCACTTCGAGCCGTTGATTCCCTTGAAGCTCAATCTGCTGTCAATGAGCGGAAACGAAAAATTCTGATAATTAGCGAAGCTGATATCAACTCGTTTCTAAACGACATGATACGTGAAATGGAAAAGGTTTAAGGTGCATAATGTTAAAAGGTATTGATAGATTTTTTACTGGCGTCGTAGAAGATCGTCAGGATCCGTATATGTTAGGAAGGGTGAGAGTGCGTGTACACGGTATTCACCCGGAACAAAAGGTTAGAGCAGACAACTACGGTTTAGCAACCGAGGATTTGCTGTGGATGTCAGTAGGCATGCCTGTAACATCAGCGTCAGTTTCGGGTGTAGGCCAGGCTCCGGTAGGTATTGTCACTGGTACGCACGTATACGGAATTTTCTTGGATGAATTTTATCAAAATGGCCTAGTTCTCGGGACATATCAAGGCATATATCCAATGATGCCTGATTTCAATAAAGGTTTTTCTGACCCATCAAGAGAATATCCTCGGTACGTCGGGTCAGATGTGAATATTTTGGCTAGAGGTGGAAAAGAAATAAAAATTTCACCGGGCCAAATTGTAAAAGAAAACCAAATTGTTCCAGTTGTCGTAGAAGATCAAAATCTCAACAGAGATGTTGCACGAGGTGCAGATAGAACACCCAACGACGAAATATACCCAAATCCAGATCCAGACGTAACAATAGAGGATATGCTACGCTATGACGAAGGTATTCGTGTATCGGTTTATTGGGACAGCGAAGGATATCCAACGGTTGGGATAGGTCATTTGATAGTTCACGAAAAAACTAGAAATATGACAAGAATAAACCAATTGCTCAGTCAGCAAGTAGGCAGGCAGGTTAACGGGAGAATAACCGAAGAAGAATGTTCTATGTTGTTTGAACGTGATCTCTCCAGCGTCTATTCTAGCATATCAAGCAATTCCAAGGTCGGCCCGGTATATTCGATGCTAGACGATACTCGTAAAATGGCTATTATCAATATGACGTTCCAAATGGGTGTTGGTGGCGTAGCAAATTTCAATACGATGCTTGGATACTTGGCACTAGGTCAATACGATAACGCAGCTGATGCTGCTCTCGATTCGTTATGGGCTAGACAAACTCCATCGCGAGCTCGTCGTGTATCAGAAGTCATAAGAAATGGAAACTTGGTGCCATACGGCGGGTCACAAGGATCTGCGCCGTCATTGCAGACGATGAGAATGTTCAAAACAGCAAGTGTGTCATCTGCCGCCCAAGCTCCCTCGTTCACTGAGCCTGAATCACCTTACTCGGCTGTATATCCATATAACAAAGTGTATGAAAGTGAGTCTGGTCACATCCAGGAATTTGATGATACGCCTGGGCATGAACGCATAAAAACATATCACCGGACTGGTACGTTTGAAGAAATACACCCCGATGGAACAAAAGTCACGAAAATTATTGGTGATGATTTCTACATAGTCAAGAACGATGGGAATGTTCATATTGGTGGAAAACTCAAGATCGTTGTCGACGGGGATGCTGATATTTTTGTCCAAGGCGATTCTAATAGCACAATATCTGGAAATGCTACCCAATTCGTTCGTGGGAATGTTGACGAGCGAGTAGAAGGTAATGTCAATCAGTATGTCACCGGAAATTCAACGGCGTTAGTAAAAGGAAATCTAAATGCGGATGTTGAAGGAAACGCCGATATTAAAGTTATGGGTGACTGTTTTAACACGATTGATGGAAATTACACTCTGAAAATTGGAGGAAATTTTTCTACTGAAGTTGGAGGAAGTAGGACAGATGATGTTTCTGGTAATTGGAATAGACAGTCGGCCCAGGTATCCGATGTTGCACAAGGAACATTCTCAATTGATGGTTCTAGAATAAACTTGGGGTAATTCATGTCAAATATATTGCCAGCATCAGCCGTTTTGCCAGTTAAAAGGGAAAATGAAATAGTATCGCAGACATTTAGCGCAAACTTAACTGAACCAGGGGCAACCCTGGTTTCTATTTCCGTTAATCCAGTAGACCAAAACACTGGAATTACTGTGACGGCCAACTCTTTTTCCGGGCAATACACTGGAGTTTTTGTTCTCGACGGAGGTCTTTCTTATCGTCTCAAATCTGGCGAAAGAGAAACTGCAAATAAATGGGAAGACTTGCCTGACCCTACAACAGCAGACTTGTATTCGTTCCTTGCTCCAAAATCAATGGAAAAAGAATACACATATAACGTCG